TTTCCTATCTGTTGTGAGGAAGACGAGAGAGCTTCCTGTATAACCCGTGGGCGAGGGCAAACTATTGACCGCAGATATAGGCTCAATGCCTGCCGCGAACGATGCAGCGGTGATAGATCCGGGGTCCACCGACGAGGCAGTGAATATGTCCTCTGACCAAACAGAACCTGTCCAGACATAGAGGGTGTTAGTGGTTGTTAGCAGGACTATCTCGCCAACATACGTTCCGCTGGATGGCAAAGTGCCTACTGGTTGCACACCGTAAGCCGTATCCGAACTACCGGCTAAGGCGTCAGATACGTCGCTACCGAGGTCATCTAGCGTGATCTTCTGGGTGGTTGCAGTAACACTAGAACTGTAGGCCGAACCGTTCCCCGAATGGTCTACGGAACGCAGGAAATAATATCTGGTAGCGTCGTTAGGTAATCCAGTGACCGTATGCTGGTCAGACTTAGTCTTAACGATAAGCTCGGCAGAGGCGAGGCTGTTGCTTTCTGACTCAAGAATCTCAATAAAACTCAGGTCAGAATCCGACGGCATGTCATAGTTCAGCTTGATTTGCTGAATGCCGCCCGTAGCTGTGATGTTTTCTGGCAGAGCCGGTGCGGTCTGGTCGCCCTGCAAGTTTATCTCGCCGGTCAGGAAGTCAGATGTCTTGCCGGTGAAAGTGACCGCTCTGATTTGGAATGTGTATTCCTCAAGCTCTTTGATGCCGGTAATGACAGTGCTGTCTCCATAAATGGAAACAGAGCTGAAGGTTTCAGTCTGCCCCGGAACAGTGTCTGCGACATTGCCGTAATCCAATTCCAAAGTCTGCGCTGTGGCAATGCTGCCGTAGTTCTCAGTCGCCGTGTAAGCGTCTTCAATCAGCCCGTAGTTGAACTCGAAAGTGGATGAGAGCTTGTATTGAAGCTCGTAGAAACTGACGTATGTGGACGCTGTTGGCGCTGTCCACGAAGCCCTTATCGCCGGTAACACTGTCCCGTCGTTGCCGAGAACAGTCGTTTCCACCAAGACCAAGCTATTCGGCGCGTCTTGCGTTGGGGTATCGTCAACAATGTCTGAGTAGTCAGGATTGTTCGGCCCGACAGTGGCGAGAATGTTGGATGTGTCGTTGTCTGGGTTTCGGTCTGAGCGAACGAAAGGAGACTCACTGGGGCCGCCATAAGACAGCGCCCGTATCCAGTAGTACCTCGTATCCCCAACAGAGAGAGGGTCTATAGCGTTGGACGCGTCATGTATGAACTGTGTCCCGCGTGTCTCGCCAATCAACTGCTTATTAGACCATGCGGAATTCGTAGAAGCGTAGACAGCAATAGTCTCAAACAGTTTAGGGTTAGCTGGGTTTGTCCAGTTCAATTCAATGCTTTTCAAGCCAGCGGTGGCGGTTAGGTTCTGAGGATCAGGTACGCCACGGAAGGCTTCTGTGATGACGCCGGTGCCGGTGACAGAACTGTATTCGCTGACAGTCGGGTCGGCGTAGGAGCCAGAGTCATCCTCAAGCAGTGTTAAATTTACAACGCCATCATTGGTATCGGAGAAAGACCAACTCGCACACCTAAAGACTTTGTTGCTGAAGTTTAGCTCGGCTATTGTTACCTGAACTCTGTCTCCAACGTCAATTCGCAACCCAGAAAGATTGCAAGGAAAAGTTAATATCTTCTGCTGGTCTGTTAGCTGAATCTGTTTGTGCGCGATTCTTTGCGCCATATATGCGTTGTTCGTGAACGGCAGCTGAATATCCCGCCTAAGAGTCTCGCCATTATCTCTGTTGACCGCAGATGTAATAGAAACCGTTGGCGCTTCAACAGACTTGTGGTTCTGCGCTGGGTCAATAAAAATTGGGTGGATAGTATTAAACCGATCTCCCCTTTCCATTGACGTTTTCACAGACAAAGCTGATGCAAGATCGTCCTCTGTAAGACTTTCCGTGGGAGCCTCATAGATGCCAGCCTTCACGGTATATACGCCATTAGAATAAACAAGACTGCCGTTCATAGCAGACAACAGCTTGTTTATATTCGTCCTATGAGTGTCTGTTGCGAAAATCACTCCATTAGCAGTGAACCGTTTTTGTGTTGTGCCCGGCACGCTAACAGTAGCGTCACAAGCATCCGCCGCAATCTCTACTGCATCCCAATCAATCTTAGACGCGGGAACAGATAGTCCGAATTTAGTGTCCGTGAGATAGTTGGCAACACAAAGGGCGGGGTTCTCTGTCCACTGCTGGTAGCTTGTGCTGGTAGGATTGGCCCCCGCACTCGTATCAAGGCGGGGGTCGTAGATGTCTTTTTTGCCCTTAACTAGCGCCTTAATGTTGTTAGGCTTCTTCCTATCCCATACTTCCTGCGAGCCATCGGTTAACCGCCACCTAGTAGAAAGCGTAGCGATTCCACGAGTCCTGTAATCTGCTCCCCAGTTCAAGCCAACGAAAGGCTGGAGGAGCGTGTCATACGTCTGGTCATCAGCACCCAATCGCCGGTTGATTTGACAGATATTCTGCGTTGCCCCGCCCTCCTCATCGGCTACCGGGCCATAGGTTCCGGCTGTTACGTTGAACCCAGTGATCTGCGCGTTAGTGATAACCTCATTGTCGAAGTGGATATCGGTAATATCCTCAACCTCGTGCCCTGTTAGCGCGATAGCGTGATAGAGGTCTTTATTATCTGTGCCTGCCAAGCCTACGAAGAATATAGGGCCACTGACCAGCGCCTCTCCATAGACCAATTTTTGTGGCTCTATCGTTCCCCTTACAGTTTGCTGTCTCGACTGATCTGTGTCGGACTTTGGCATAGTGATATCGGGCATCAAACCCCTAACCGCTGCGTTTAGAGCAGCGCCAGCAGCCACAATAGTTGCTGTGCCAGCGGCCATTACAGCAAAAGTTCCGGCAGTAGCCGCTGCCGAAGCTCCAGCAACCGCTCCAATAGTCGCTAATCCTACGGAATAAACTTTGAGAGCAGCAGCTACAATAACCTGTGGCATTCTATAAACTCCATCCAGCTACTAGGTATCGGTCTGGAATCTGTGTCATGCCTTTTTTAGTCAGGCAGACCACCTTGTCCGATAGCTTTATCCCACACACCTGCCCAATGATAGGTATATCAACAATGCAAGGGTCGCCGTCTTTTATGTCAGAACTGACATCACCCAAAATGCTGCCGATAAAATCCACAAGCTCACCCTCTCGCCCCACTAAAACTTCAGCCTGCGCCTCTGAATCGTATTTGAACTGCGCAGAGTAATCCTCGCCGGTAAGCTCTTTGACGATGAAAGCCGCGAACTGGCAGCAGTCGGCATCGCCATAGCTAAATTCTCGGCGCTTCCACTTGTTCAGTGCGTTGTGAACTCTCATCCGTTACCCGGATTAACGTCAAGCGCACTGTAAAAGGCAGAAGAACCAGTAACGCCAATAATAGCGTCGGAATCTGGATCGCCCCACCGCAACTTCGCGCCCTCTATGTCGGCAAGTAGGCTGAAACCCAAGTCGCCCGAGAAATCGGACTGCAACTGAACGTCTGTATACTTAAGGTTTGAAGCGTTGGTGAATCTCGCAAGCTCAGATTCGGCCGTTAAAGATATGGAGTCTCCGCCAGACGCGGCAACAGAAACAATCATCTGATCCATAGCGCCTTCCCAGATTACTGTGGGGTCAGCAATCAAGTCATCGCTAGAGTCCAGAGCGCCCAGATAAACTGTTACCGGCTGTAGGTAATAGTCTTCAGTCAGTGCGGCGCCGCTAATCGTAGGGTCTAAGCCGCTCAATGTCAGGGTTATCTTATAAGGACTTATGTCAGAACCTTCTTCGATTTGACTTATCTCGCCCAGATCACCAGTGCCTAGCCAGTCCTCACCACCCCAAGTATAGGTGCCGATAGAGTTGTGCAAGTACAAAGTCCCACTAGGAAACTCCAACTTGGCAAACGTAACCAATGCGACATGTTGTGCCGATAAAGCATCAAGAACTGCTGAAGGAAAACCTCTACTCATGTCGCTAGAACATCCTGCGCTGCTTCGAGTGTAAAATTAGAAACTATGCCTAGCTGCGTATCCCAAGATGCTGAGCCTGCCAACATGAACACGCCTTCCACATCACCCGAATATGTGACAATCCTGTTGTTGACAGGTGAAAACCTCAAAGGGGGAGCTATTGATAGCGTCACTTGCCTAGAGGCATCGCTGTTGGCGTCAGCGACAACCATATAAAGTTGGCCGTCAAAACTTATGTAATCACCGGCTCTCAAATAATTGTTAACGCTGGCAGTCGCGCCGTCACAAAGAAGAGTGGTACCCGATTGACTACCACCGTTGACGCGCAAAGTTCCGCCACCAGCGCCCCTTCTGGTGTATGAGTGATCTTTGAGCGTGAATCTATGCTGCTGCCCGTTCAGCTTCACTAGAAACGCCTGCATCTCTGCTCGCTCATC